ATTTGGAAACAGGTGAATAACGATGATGGCTGTGACTGGAAGGATAAACCTGACGATTCGCTATTAGTGCGAAGTATTCGTGCAGCTTCCTTTTACAACCAATCATTCACTGGTGTAGTGTTGATAAAAGATGGAAAAGAGAAAAGATATCCATATAATTGTTATTCACAAGAAAATTTGTATCCTGCAAAACTCACCAAGTTGATGGCCAAGTATAATACTTGGACTCATATTCTTCCTCCGCTAATGAAAAATAATAAGCAGTTAATTGCTAAAGGATTGAAGATGCTCTATGAGACTGAGCAATGGGATGTCTTAAAACAATCAATCGAGTGGACGTATGATTCTGCGATACGTGATTGTTTGAAGATATCCTATGAGTCTTCATCAGGAGGTCGACCCGGTCGAGCGCAGCCTGTTCGTCATAGTGGAATGGGTGTTTTTGTTCATGTAGGAGTAAATGGTAAGAAACGTGAACAAGTGTTTTATGCAGCTCAGGAAATTGATAAGGCAGTAAAACGGTTCAGACAAGGTGAAAAGTTTTCTTTACCTCAGGCTCATCATAAAATTGTATTAAAAAGTGAGGTTCATTTTACTGAGGACCTAACTGAAGAGAGCTTGCAGAAAATACAGGATAAGGCAAGAGAATATTTCATACCAGATCTAATCACGATTTTGGTCTCCCAATTGGTACAAGGGTATAGACAGAAAATTGAACGTGGGAATGTCATACGGATTGGGTTGGATTGGCATCATGGTGGTATGGAGAGTTTCGCAAAATATTTTAAGTATGATAATGAAGATATGCGATACTTGACATTTGATATTAAAGCATGTGATACATCAATTTTAAAGATAATGCTACAAATATACTCTCGATTTGCAAAAGTGTATTTACGTTTTCCAGGTGTGCAGGAAGAGCAATTATTTAATCGTTTGTTGGATGTGGCTACGAGGCGTCTGACAACAAAGATAACACAAATGATTGGAAATACGTGGAGAGTAATTGATGGTGTTATGCCTTCTGGAGCATATGAGACATCTCATGGAGATAGTTGGATAGTGGCGTTAACATATTTTTCCATGTTTGCATATTTTCAGGAAACAGATATGCAATTTAGACAAGCATTTAGGCAATGCAAACAGGAAAATACTGTCATGGTATCTGTCTATGGAGATGACAACGTTTTAGGATTTCATAAGCGTTTATCCCCGTGGTTCACACAAGACAATGTGAGTATGTTTTTTAAAGAATTTGCAAATTTTACTCTTCGAGATTTTAAAATTCATGACCGTTTTCTAAGTACTGTTAATGGTAGAGGCGGTTTGTCTTATAAAGGTGTGGTATTTTTACAAAAATATGCTATTAAGACACCTTATAAGTTTCGAGGAGTGGGTATGCCAGAGGTTGTTCATTATAGACCTATTTATGTGAACATGAGGAAATTTAGTAAAGGTAGTGGTGATGAGAGAACAGATTTGGATTATTTCTTGTCATCAATAACAGGTCCTTATGATAATCCTTTCAATCAAGTGTGGTATGATGCATGTGCGCATTTTAATATTGCCTTTAAGCAAAAAGAGGGGTGGGAGGAGAAAGTAAAAGATATAATAAAGAGCAACAATGGTTATGTAACGCGTTTAATGCGTAAGAGTAATTTGGATATGGACACTTTGTTGCAAGGTTTTCCTTCCATAGATGATCTTAAACAGATTTCGTTGGCGAGTTTTGATCATCATCAGAATAAATTCAGGGAACAATGGAC